TATGGCGCAGCGTATGTCCTCTGACAGGCAACGCAGCCACGAAAGGACCGTCACGAGCAGCTCAGCTCCCTTCGCTAGAGCCGCTTCGAGCGGGAGCCCCCAGCGGCTTTTGCATAGCGGCTCTTCTCCACAACCCTCCTCTCGACTGCTTTCTTTTAAGAAACCTTCGCTAGGAGCCCGTTACGAGAATTAGCCCCAAGCGAACGTTCATAGGGCTCCCTCTTCACCACCTTCCTTTCAATTCTTCTTTTTCCGGCGAGAGCGTTAGTAAAAGCTGCTGATCGTGTGCGCAGCCACCCTCTGAAAGAAAAAAAAAGAAATCAATACTATAAAAAAGCAGAAGAAAGCCCCCTATGACTGAGCTCGCTTGAGGCTCGCTTGCGCGAAGGGGGCTAAAACTATGGCAAAGAAAATAGTGTTTTACGAACAATACGAGCAATTTACGAACGTGCAGGTAAGTTTATGAACAATGCTCGTAAAGGGCGTAGTGTCCTCACTCCTTATCGTCCAGGAAAGATCGTTCGGACAGTGTGCACTGGCTTTGCACCATTGAAAATAATACACAGCGCTGCTGAAAATGATAACTAGGAGCAAAAAAGTCGTTTGAAAATTACGTCGCTTTTAACGGGGGTATCCCGCCCCCAGCTTTCGCCAGAGTGCCGGTTACCGATCCTTGTCTGTATCGGTTGCTACCGTTTGGCAGGTTGGATTGATACGAAAACGTATCAGGATTCATTTTTGATCAGAATTCCCCCTATAGGCTGCCAATAAAGAGGCCCCGTCTGATGACAGGGCCCCGGAGCTGATGACAGCCTGAGAGGCTCAGTCTGCCCATTGCGTGGTGCTGAAGGCTGCCCGCCCCCCACCTACCAAGGGCTGCCATGCACCGATCGTAGGGGCCAGGCTGAACGCTGCAGCCTCAGGGCCTCGGCCCCTGCTGGCTTTTGTGCGCAGCAGCACTGCCACGCCATCGAAGCCTATGGGCTGAGGCCCTGCAGGGTCCGCCCATCGGTGGTCTGTGATATCACCGTCAAGGCACAGCAGGCGGGCCACGTTGTCGCCGTTGCGCAGGATTAGCACGTCGGGCAGGGGCTGCCCCTTTGCAAAGCCTGCAGGCACAGCCAGGCGGAACCCTGCAGCGATGGCATCCAAGGCCTGGCCGAGGCCCCCTGGCCTGTCAGCAGCCAAGGAAGCCGTAACGTCAAAGCCCGCTGAACGCTGAGCCTGCAGGCCAAGGGGGCCAGAGACAGGGGCCTTGCTGTATTCATACAGTCTGACACTGCCTGTAGGGGCCAGGCTCAGGGCCTCGGCCAATGTGATTCCCTGGCCAGGGGTCACGGGTAGCCCATAGCGTCGGGCCAGGCTTTGAGCCTCTGCAGGGCTGAGGCTGAAACGCCACAAATGGATGGGGCTGTCATCGGTGCCCCTGAGTCTGACAGCCAGGGGCAGGCCTTTGGCCTGGGCCTGCCTGTAGGCTCTGGCGATGGCCCACAGAACAGCCCGAGCGTAGACGGGGCCCCCTGCCAGCATGGCAAGCGTGCGTCTGGCCCTGGCTGCTGCCACGGTCACAGACAGGCCCCCGTGGCCGGCCCAGGCCAGGCAGCCAGCCGCGCAGCCTTTGGAGGCCCAGGGGCAGCCATTATGGGCCAGGGCCAGGGCCAGCGTGTCAGTGTTGCGGGCCAGTTCAGACAGTCCAGGGATCCTAGATCTAGGGGCAGTGCTGCCAGCCTCAGGCCCTGCGATGGCAGCAGCCAGGCTACGGGCGGGCAGGTGATGCAGAATCACGGGCCAGGCCAGGGCTGCCCCCTTGGCAAGTTTTGCATTTGAGGCCCCTACTGTCAGCAGCCCGTCAAGGCTGAGGCAGAACCGTTGCAGCAGGGCTGCCACGTCATCGGGCAGACGGGCAGGGGCCACGCTACGGGCCAGGGGGCTAGAGGCCACGCTACGGGCAGGAACTGCAGGGGCCTGCTGGGGCTGCTGCTGCTGCTGACGGTGAACAACAAAGACAGGGAACCTAGGGGCCTGTATGTCATCCCGTCCGTTCAACCGAACAGGGGGCAGTTCAGGGGCAGGGCCTGCAGGGGCAGGGCCTGCAGGGGCTGCAGCCTCCCCAGGTAGCAGGGGGCCACGGGCAGCAGGCAGGCGGCCGCCTGAGCTGAGGCCCAGGGAGCGGGCCATATCAGCAGCCAGGGGGGCCATAGAGCGCAGGTAGGAAGTGGTGGCGGTCATCGTTGAACCATTGTGAGTTGGCTGCCCCATCGCTGAGGCCTCCCGAATGTAAGGGGCAGGCCCCCTACCAGGCAAGGGGCAGCCCTGGGCCAGTAGGCCAGTTCACGGACTGGCCCCCTAGGTGGCCCCTGTAGGGCCTGGGCCACGCTGCAGGCACCAAAGACGGAAACACGCGCCCGTGCACGCGCCTACCATGAGATCCGCGAGACTGAGCCCAATTGTCACAATACGTCACAAAGCCCCCAGGGGTTTATTGTTTATTGTTTATTGCTCAAAAGTGCAATCAATTGTTGATTGTTTGCACTGGCAAGGTGTGATTAATTGTTTATTGTTTATTGCTCAAAAGCGCAATCAATTGTTGATTGTTTATAGCTACAAAATGCGATTAATTGTTTATTGTTTGCACCAACAAGGTGCGATTAATTGTTGATAACAATAAACAATCAAATGCGGCTATGCGCATAAAGCCATAATGCGGCTTGCGGCATAAAAGCAATTGAGAATGCGTCGCAATAGCAATAAGACTGTAAAAGCATAAAAGCATAATACGCCTTTGCCCGGGTCTAATACACTCTTGCCCGGGTCCAATACGCTTTTGCCCGGGTCTCAAACAATACCGAAACCAGCCGGTTCTCAAAATACATTTTTTACCCGGACCCGACCGCGAAGATTAACATCCTGGTGGCGCCAACATTCAAATCGGCAAATCTTTTTAATTGTTCCATGGGACACATTAAACTCCTTGGCAATGGAATAGGCACTTTCCCCATGTTTTACGCGCAAGCGAATTGCCGTGACCTGTCGAGAAGTGAATTTAGAATTTTGTTTTGCTTCGCCACATGCTTGTAAACCATTCTCCCATGCGTGCCTTGCATTATCACTGTTTGTTGTCCATTCAAGATTTGAAATATGACTATTGAGCTTATTTCCATCTTTATGATTCACGCACCACCTAGCGCCACCATGTCCCACCTCTCCAGGTGCGGGTGACATCCAAGTGAGACGCATTAGATAGTAAATCGTACGAGGTTGAGATCTACCATTTTCTCTCAACAACACCCATGGATACGGATGAGTTGCATCAGTTTGTGGACTCATCAGCTCTTTCTTGAAAACGCTCCACACATCGCCGCTCTCATTGATGAAATAGCGCCCGCCATACCCAGGAATCTCTTTGAATCCTTCAGGCACGCTGCTATGCTTGTCTGTAGCCATGGCCAAACCGTCCTTTTGGTAGTGGTTAGAAACGGCGCGGGACTGGCATCTCGCGTCGTTTTGCCATGCTAGCACTTAAAACAATACGTTCTCATCGGGAAATATATCCTCGTCAGGAAATGTGTCTTCGTCGGGGTAAGTACTAAATAATCCACCACCATGACTTTCTACAGTCATTTCAGTACCGCACTTAGTGCATGTATATAACGTAGATTCAATTTCAAATTCTTCTTCTCCAAACAAGTCTGTCGGTAAATAATCTGCATGGATTAAGGTGTCACAAATTGTACAATAGGGGTGAGGCACTCCTATTAAACCGAAAAAAGACATAGTTCTGTTAGATAAAGAATTTCACCATTTCAATCCTGCTTGAGCCGCCGCAATAGCGGCTTCTTCATTGGCGAACGGCCCACCAACGGCGTTGTCATCATCATCGTCGTACCAGTACCAGCCTTCTACGAGTTCGGTGTCTTTGCAGCAAGCTTCAGTGAAAAAATCAATGAGAATCATCGAACTTCCTCCACAAGCTTGTTCCACATCCATTGCTCTCTGGTGTTAGGCCGCATCAGCTCGTAGCCCTCATGGTCGACAATGCTATCACCAGCGCTGTCCACGTGGCCTTCCAGTTCGCGGTGCCAGAGGCCCTTGCAGGTGCCTTCTGCGTCGAAGATGGCAATCGTGTCTTCCCTGTCTTCCATGGCCAGGCGCACGTGCCTGATGAGGTCTGACAAGCGAGCTGCTTGGTAGCAGCCTTTCGTTGCCGGAAAATAGGGACCATTGTCCTGATAGGTGCAAACAGTGATCATTCTTCGTCTCCAGAAAGTTCAATGATGGAATAGTTGGAGCCTGCAGTTTCGTAGATCATGACAAGCTCATCGCGTTCTTTTTCTGACTGAGCATAATCTTCATAGCCTTGATCATCTTTGAACAGCCAGACAATGGAAGGGGAAGTCATCAGTCGTTCTCCACAATGAGAAAGTCAGGGTCGTTGTCTTTCTTGATCCAGCGGCATTGATTAGTGCCAGGAATGACAATGAAAAGCTTGTCATGATGATCTTGCTCAACAATTGCCATGGTTAGGCTCTTGCCAATACGGCTCTTGCCCTTGGGGCTGATGGCCAGAATGTTGATTGCGTCTTGCATGGTTCAGGGAGCGAAGGAGGGCTTGTCTGCGGGCCTTGGCGGCCCTTAGCGCTTGCGGCTTGAGCCTCCGCTTGGGAGGCTTGCCTGAGTTGTGCTGGTAGTTTGGAATGTTCATGCCGCCTCCTGAGCCCCTTCCTTCTCCCATCGAAGCACTGTTGCAGCGATCTTGTCGCTGGTGGGATCAATCAGGCGGGAAGCCATGAAAGTCGAGCGTGCCAGGGAGAAGCTGCCGTCAGGGGCTTTGGTGAGCAGGGATGCTCCAGGCAGGCTCAAGATGTCGCCAGGCCTGGCATCACAAAGGAAATGGGCAATGGTCCAGGCGAGCTGGTCTTCGCGGAAGGAGGAGGTCATGGTTGGAGATGATGGTGAAGCTCGCGCCTCGTTGAATGAATGATATATCGGGAGAGGCCCCTGAAAAGGGGCCTGCAACAAGGCTTAACAGAAGCCAGTGCGACCATTGGAATAGAACCACCACTCTTGTTTGCCAGGGTCTGACTCCCGCTTCAGAGCCTTCCATTGATCGGGCAGCTCTTGCGTCTCGATGATGGTGCCAGCAGGCACCTGGACGGGGCCGCCGAGGGTGGAAATGGTCCACTGATCCATCACGGGCCCATTGATGTACCAGGTGCGGCTTACGTGGAGCAGGCCCACCATGTCAAGCTTGCGGGGATTGGCAGCACCGATGCGCTCCTGAGAAGGGAAAGGCTGGTGCCAGTCAGGCAGGGTGACGGTCAAGTTGATGGTCTCAAGGCCCTCGAAGGCGGTGTAGGCGTCGGCGGTGGTGAGTTGCTCGACGGCATGGTTGATGCGGGTCATGATCTCGAGAGAGGTGGAAGCTCGCGCCCCCTGTACGAAATTAAAATTAGACGAAAAGAAGGGGGCTGTAAAGCCCCCGGACCATCAGTGTTGCTTATGGCTCAAGCAGCCAAAGCCAGAGCGTGAGCCTTGGTGATGGTGGCAGCACCATTGCCCCACCATTGGCTTTCCAGGCGCCTGCGAGCAGCCTCAATGTCATCACCACGACCAGCTTCGTGTGTCACCCATTCAGTGATGGCGTTGTAGGCGCCCCAATAGGTGCCCTGCACTCCTTTGATGTCAAAGCCAATGCCCTCCCCTGCGAACTTGTTGGCCACGCTGTCCCACTGGGGCAGATCGCTCAGGGTCTTTGGGCGAGCAGTGGTTTTGTCGCCTCGCTTGGCGTTGACGGTACCGGCCAGTTGATCGGCAAACACAGCCTCGCAATAGGCTTTGAACTGGGCGCTGGTACAGGGCTTGGCGGCCATGGCTTCGAGCTCTTCGAGCCCCGCAGTGAACTGCTGGCGCTTGATATCGATGATCTCCGGCAGGCGGTCGATCAGGGCGTTGCAGTTGAGCGTATGGCGAATGCTGATGCGCTTGCCTTTGCTGGTGGCGCCAGTGTGCTCAGCATGCCCGAGAGCGGCGCTGAGCGTGTTGGCACAAACCACTCTCACGGGAGTGAAGAGGGTTTGGAAGGCGATGGAACCGTCGTGGCTGGTAGCACCAACGATATATTGGCAAATCTCGTCGCCCTTGAGCACCTCGCCTTCTGCGCCATTGATCTTGGCCGTGAAGGTCACCTTACGACCCTCGTCGAGCACGCACACTGCGCTCATTTCTGCATCTTCATGCAGGGCCTCGGCAAGCTTGATGAGCTGTTCGTTCTGAACAATGGTGTAGGAGTCCTTCTGCACACTCAGCACTTTCCCATTGTCTCCCCTTGTGATGGCTTGATAGCCCTCGATGGGCTGGCCAGTGGGGTCGAGAATGGGAGTGGAAAGCACTTGCCAATCAGCCTCGCCAATGGCGAAAGCTTCGCGAGCAGGGAGAGTGCCGTCAATAACGTGACCAAGACCGTGCCAAGCAGCCTGGCCGTGGAAGAAAGCGCCGGAAGAGAATTGATGAGCCATGGTTTTGAAGAGAAGGGAGCGGGGTCGAGCCGCTTGAAATAAAAATTAGACGGGAGCAGCGCCAAAGTCAAGCCTTGTTACAAAGCTTCACAATTGTCGCGGTGGTCACATTTGGTCCATGATGCCCATCAGGATTTGCTCCACATAGGCCTTGGCGTCGCGAAGCTTGGTCAGGGCCTCATCGCGCTCGTCACGGGCCTGATAGAAAGCATCCGTGCCCTGTGGATAGAAATCGCGCCCGTTGCAAGTGGTGGTCACCAGGGCGTCAATAGCGGCGTCAACCGCCTTGTAGGCAGCATGGTATTCAGCGTAAAGCGTTTTGGAGCCAGTGCCGTTGAGGTGGATGG